GGTTAATATAGCTAAATAGCCTTATATTCCTTTGTGTTATTCTGTTTAATTGAGAGGCCATATGGATAATTTAGAACAAATGTATACTCAGATGCTGGTTAATATAGGCGAACGCTACAAACAGACCTCTGAGTTCCTAGAACAAATCATGGACCGCATATCTTACCACGAATCTAGAAGGGACCCACAGTGTGAGCAACTAGGAGGGGGCCCCGGCAGAGGATTATTCCAATTCGAACTAGGACCCAGTGAGGGTGGAGAAACAGCCATGAACCGGCTATTACGTTGGTTTAAAGCTAATCAGATAGATGCACCTGATTGGACTATCATATCTACCAAGTTTGGTGTAGATGCTACTGAAGTTCCTAGTTTAGGGCAGAATATGTTATTTATGGGAAATGTACGGTACCATCCGAAAGCCTCATTCAAAGGCTTGACATTCTCTGAACTGCCGCTTTGGTGGGCTAAGTACCATTGGGCAGGTCCTGAGGAACAATCTGAAGAAAGAATCAGGTCTTTCTCAGAATCTATGCACTATTACCCAGGGGCTGTACTTTAATTGTATGTATACAATCAATATCAAGCATAAAGGTGATGAGGGTCACACTACTTACACCATATATCGCGCTGAAGAAGCTAAAAAGCAAGGTATTGAGTATAAATATTGGAAAGACGCTGAAAAGGGTGATTATGCCATTTCTGATGATGATTTCGTGGCTAAAGTTATTAATCGCCGTGAGTATCCAGGTAATCGTGATAGTAATAACATCTATCTTCGTTTTCCTTGGGGCTATACGTTTTTTAGTCCGAAGTATCCGTCAAAACAGCTTAAAGTCAGGGGTAGAAAAACTAATACAACTTTTTCGGGCAAAAGCTACTTAGAAGTACAGTCTGGTCAAGACAAGATGAAGAACTTGTCTGCTATGTTCGCTATTAAACCAGATTATGACCTTGCCATTGAGTGGGCAATGGGTGCAGTAACAGATAATGAGAGGCGTAGATGGAAACGAACAATGAAATCGGAGATTTTTAAAACTATGGTAAGAGAGGAAAGGCAAAAACTATTGCAAGACCACGACCTTACAGAGGATTACACCTTTGAGCTAATGAAAGAAACCATTGAACTTGCCAAAGAAAAGAAGGATGTATCTAATTTAATGCGTGTTGTAGAGAATCTACAGGACTTACATGGCATGAAAGACAAGGATATGGTTAGAACTGTGGATAAATTAGAGGTTGGGAGTACATCTAGGCTTATTGATGAGCTTGTAGAAGAAGAACAGCATCTTGTTGCCAGTAGAACTATTACGGAGCCTAAAGAAGATGATTAATGCTATATTACTATCCATATTGCTCCATGGAGATATATCCCCCCAAATAGGGGATTTATCCCCCCCTTTTGTCGTCGAGGCACGTAGACGCGGAGGTAAAGGAGACAAGAAGCGTAGGCGCGGAGGAAGTGGCTTGAGATAATGGATTATGAAGAACAATACGAAAGAAAGAAGGTATATGAGAAATTATACAAGAATATGGCTCTTTTTGGGCGTATCTGCTTTCCTACTGCTCTTCGCAAAGAAATACCTCCTTTTCATCACGACATTTATAAGAACTTGGCTGACCCATCTGTTACCAGGGCCGCAATTGCTGCTCCCAGAGGAACTGCTAAGTCTACTACTACAAGTTTAATATATCCGCTCTGGAAGGCTGCATTCAAGCGGAGTGATGAAGACTTATTTATAGTCATCATCTCTGAATCCCAAGCGCAATCAATCAACTTCTTATCAAGAATCAAGTTTCACTTAAATCATTCTGAGAAATTCCGGGAGTTATTTGGAGAATTAGGAGCACCAACCGCAAAGCGTTGGACCAATACTGACATAGTGCTAGGTAACCGCACGAGAATTGTCGCCGTTGGAACAGGACAGCGTGTTCGTGGGTTTATCGAAGGAGATACTAGGCCTAATTTGATTATAGTTGATGATTTTGAATCCGAACTAAATGCATTTACTATAGAAGCTCGGGTTAAGAATCGTCGATGGATGACAGAAGCTGTTATACCATCACTATCAGATGATGGAAAAATCGTAATGATAGGCACGGTTATTTCCGAAGATTGCTTTTTATACTGGGTAAAGGATAGCTCCGCTTGGAATGTGCTCTGGTATGCTATAACTGACGAAGATGGCGAACCAATCTGGCCTGAAAGATTCCCACATGAACGGATTACTCAAATTGAAGAGGAATACCGTTCTGTCGGGAACATTAATGGGTTCTATCAGGAATATATGAATATTGCCCAATCTCCTGATAGTGCCCCTTTTAAGCCAGAATGGATGAAATTACATCACTATGACTTCGAAATTAAGGAGGGACAGGGATGTATGGTTAGGACTATTGGAAAAGAAGAAACAATTATACCTGTTGAGGTTTATGGAGGTGTAGACCCTGCATCGAGCTTGTCAATGAGGGCTGATTATTTTGTGATAGCCATGATAGGTGTTGATGCTGAGGGTAATCATTATGCAATAGACATCTTTAGGGAGAGAATCTCTCCAGAGAAGCAGCCTCAGAAGATTATAGACATGTATAAGAAGTATCGACCAAGAAGGGTTAAAATAGAAACTGTTGGATACCAAGAGGCTCTAAGAACAGCCGTTAGAGAAATAATGAGGAATAGCGACTTATATATCCCTGGTCTTGAGAAAGGTGTTAAACCTAGAACGCGTAAGAGCGAACGCTTACTCTCCTTAGTCCCAATGTTCGCTAAAGGTAGGTTTTATTGGCGTCCTCAAGACCTAGAGCCTCAAAAAGAGTTCATGTCTTACCCTAAGGGTAAGCATGATGATGTTATGGATGCTATATGGACGGCATTAGATGGAGCTAAGCCATGTCGACGTAAAGAATGGATAAAAAATACAGACGATACTACCTTTGCAAAAAAAGTTCTTGATTGGATGACTCAATAAGTCGTAAATTACGCCTATGCCAGACCGCCCAAAAGATACTTCTTCGGAAGAATTCGTCAATCAAACACACCTAATATTTAATACTTACTCTCAACAGCGTGAGCAATGGGCTAAGCACGCTAAAGAAGATAAAGAATTTAGATTAGGGCGTCAGTGGACAAAGCAGCAAGAAGAAACTCTTCTAGCTCGTGGTCAAGCCCCAATTGTAGTTAATCGTATCCATCCAGCCGTTGAAGCGGCTAAAGCAATGCTTACCTCTAATAGGCCATCATTTAGATGCGCTCCAAGAGAAGATTCCGATAATAAAGTAGCTAATGTATTATCCTCCCTTTTAGCATATATGTACGACTTGTCTATGGGACAATCTGTGGTACGTCAAGTAGTTGATGATTATTATACTATGGGTGTAGGTTATATCAATGTTTATCAGGACCCTACCAGGGATATGGGTAAGGGTGAGGTTTGTTTTCATGATGTAGACCCAATGGATGTTTATGTTGACCCAAATGCTCGTGATAGATTCTTAGATGATGCTGAAAATATTGTTATTTCTCGTATGTTTACTAGAGAGCAGGCTGTTAAGATGTATCCAATGTATGAGAAGGCTATTAGAAATGCTGGTAGCGATACTCGTTGGGATATAACAGAAACAGGCAGAGCAACGAATGATTTTGCATCTACATTCCCAGAGGATGTTAGTGAGGTTCCTAACCAAGAGTATATTCGTGGATATGAACGTTATATGAAAATTATGGTTGATAGATTTAGGGTATATGAAGGATTCTCTGATAAGGAAGATTTGTTAGATGAAGAGAAGTTTGCAGCATATATGGAACAACCTGCATGGATATTAAATGGTGAACAGGTAATGACGGATGAGGCTAAAGTTCAAGCACTTATTCAACAGATGCAAATGCAGATACAACAACAGCGAGCTCAAGAAGCTCAGCAAGCTGTTGCAATGGGACAGGACCCAAATGAAATTTTAAATCAACCTATGCCAGAGATACCTGTGGAGCAGGTAACCTTTGCTCAGCTTTATGAAAGGGGAATGATAGAGGTTGTAGAGGTGTCTGTAAAAAGAGTTAAGATGTGTGTTATAATGGGTGATAAGCTATTATATTCACGTGTTCTACCAATTGAGTACTATCCGATAATACCATTCATGAACATACATACTCGGACACCATATCC